TACCTGCAGCATCTCCCTCCTCTTTTGTTAAAGCTTTTACTGCATTTGCTGCTCTTTCACTTTGTTCTTCTAATTTTTCTATTGCTTGAGTAGCTGCATCAACTTCCTTGAATTCGTCAAATATAAAATCTGGTTGATTTCCTTGTCGAACGCTACCCATTATTCGTTGAACATCTATAGAGTCTGTACCCTTTCCTGCAACGTTTAATGAAGCTTGAGTTCTATCTGCTTCTGTAGATAGAGTTCTAAGTAGTCCTCCTAAAACTCTAAATTCTGCAGTTATAACTTTTGTTGAAGCAGTTGACTTTTCTTGAGCTAGTTTAAGAGCTTCAAACTTTTTAGGTATGTCATCAAGTACTCCTTGAAAATCCTCCATTGCTCTTTTAGCTGCTTCAGTTTCTGCTGTTATGAATCCAAATTGTCTACCTAAAAATTCTACGGCTGTTTTTACTATACTAAAAGCAAAAAATACTTGTCCCAGCAGAGGGATTGACTGTAATAGTATAAGTCCAAAAGCTCTAACAGATAATCCAGCGACTTTAAATCCTGTAACTAAACCTGCAAGTATGCCAGATAATCCTCTGCTTTTGATTCCTAAAATTCCTGTTTGGGTATTTACCTCGAAAAGGGCAGCAAAATAACTTTTAGCAGCAGTTCCTATTCCTCTAAATACAGTTAGAAGTTGTTTTAATTTATCTCTATATCCAAAAGTTTGTCTTTGTGCTTCAGCTATAACACCAACTTGTGCATCAGCAAAAGCTAAATTAGCTTCAGCAATTCCTAATGCTCGAGTAGCTTGTGCACTTACTTCTGCATTTCGTAAGTTTCTAATTTCTTGTTGAGTTCTTTTTAATAAATTTATTCTTCTTGTTAATTGAGCGTTTGCTCTTCCATTTTGTTTAATGTATGCATCTTGTTCTCTACCAAGTTTTCCTATTCTTTGTCCTAAACTTCTATTTGCTGCTGTTAATTCGTTTGTTGTTGCTGTTCCTTGTCTTATTTTTCCAAATATAGCATCAAAAGTTTTTAATCCTTCTTTATTTGTTTCCATTGTTGCCGCAATGGCTCTTTGCTGTCCTGCTCCTGCATTAATAGCTGCATCAATTGCATTTCTTGAAGCTTCTGCAGAATTTTTAGCACTCTGTGCCATGTCTCCAAAAGCTGGAATCATTTTTTGTACAATTCCACCAGCAAAAAGAGTCACAGCCCCTAAAAATAATCCTGGAGCAAATAATAATCCTTCTACTAAACCTTTAAGTGGTACATTAATAAAGCTTAATACATTTTTTGTTAAATCTGCAAAGGCTGCGGAGAGTCGGTCATATGGATTTGGGTCTACATCTTCTAAAGCTGTGAATTTATCTTTACCTTCTGTAATAATAGCATTAACAAATGCTTGTTGTCTTTCAAATCTTGTTAAGTTTCCTGCTGCTTTACCTAAAGTTGCTGCAAAGTTCTCTGTAGCATCATCAAGACGAACCATAATACCTAATTCATCTAAAATTTCTGGTTCTAGTTTGATAGCACCTCGAGTTAATCTATCTAAGGCGTCTCCCATATCCCTACCAAGTGCGAGTGAAGCATTTCGAGCTACTTCAGTTAAACCTTCCATTTCTTTAGTACCAAATCCAGCACTTGTAGCAACGGCAGCTGTAGTCATTGCTTGTTCAAATGATACAGCATTTCCTGTTGCTTCTTGAAGTCGTCTTGCTACTAGATTTAGGGATTGACCAGTTTGATTACTAAAAGTTTCTAAACCTTCAGCTAATTTTTCAACAGCTGCAGCTCTTGACAAAGCCCCGAAAGCTGCTGTAACAGCAAAGATGTTTGCGGCTAGTACTGCATATGCTCCTACAAGAGCACCTGCTCCACCTGAGCCGCCTCCACCTATTGTCTGATTTAATTTGGAAAAGCTTTTTGTAGCATTAGCAGTACCTATGGTGCCTTGTTCAAATCGACCATAAGTTTTCTTCGATTGTTTTTCTAATTTTTCACTACTCGTGGTTGTTTTATCAGTAGCTCTACCCAATTTTTCTGTGTCTTTTGCAACTACAGAAAGCTTGTTACCTTTTTGCTGAACCTCGAGTTGAATTAGTATTCTATCATCTGCCATGTTTTTGTTTTATCTTTGCGTGCTCTGCTTTAAGCTTTTCTTGAGAAGTTTTAATATTTCTCGCATCTAAATAAAGAAGTAAATCAAGTATAGTTTCTTCTAAATGTTTAGGTATATGTTTTAGTTTAAATAATAATTTTAGATTAGTATAATCTTTGCCTACATACCCAACATCAGGGTATATTCTATCTCCTAAACTATTAAATATTTCTACAGTATCCCACAAACGTTCAGGAAAATCTTCCCAATCTGCAGGACACTTTTCCCAATCTATTTCTTGACCAGTTTGCTCACACATCATGAGGTATTGGTCTTTTGACATTCCTATATCTTTATTATCCAGATACAGTGTCAGTTGCTTTTTTAGTTTCTCCAGACTCTCTGCTACGAAAATTTTCAAGGTCAAACACTACTTCATTTAGCCAATTATCAAACTCAGTCGAATTTTCAACTAAGAGTTTTGCATTGTCTAAGTCATAGGGTAATTCCGCCTCCTTATCTTGATTTTTTAAGTCTACTAAAACTAAATCTTCTAAGTAACCTAGTTTGAGTCCTTTCCAGCCTTTAATAGTAGCTTTTGTGAACTCGTCTACAAATTTATTTTCATCAAGACTGTCCTCAAACATTCTTGTTTTTCTATTGAACTTGTTAGTAGTACATCTTTTTCTAAGATTTACTAATTCTTTTCTTGATAGGTTTGCAAGTTCAACTTCAAAGCCTTCAAGTCCTGGGAACTCTACCCAAGTAGTTTTACTATCTACTAGTAATGATTTTAACTCCATTTTTTCTCCTTGTTAATAAGTTATAATAGTATTTAAGTTTGCAGGACTTGTTACTAATCGAAAGTCTGAAACACTTTGAAGAGCTTGTCCTGTTTGTAACCTTTTAGTAAACATACAACCAGATAAATTTGCATTAAAAAAGGTTGAACCATTCACTAATGTTTTTATGGAGATAGAACTGCTAGTTGAAAAGTCGAAAAAATCACTTGAATTAGTTGAAGTAACAAATTGAGTAATATTTCCTGACACAATTCTATTGTCCAAAGAAAACCCGCTAGGATACATAGCATTTGTTTTGTTTGTGACTGAAAGACTATTTTGTAAAGTTTCGTACTTTTTAAAATTAGTATTATTCTGAACACTTAATGTAGTATTTACTAAATTAGGAACATCTGCTCCTTCTATTTCTACATCTAAAACTGGTGTGGTGGGAGTGTATGTTGCACTTGACGATACTACAGAGCCTGGAACTGTGTATGTTGAATTTCCTACCCTTGTCAATTTTTCTCCTTGTCCACTCACTCTTAATGTAAGAGGGTTTTCTACATTTAATAAAAAATCACCTGTTGTTATATGACAATTTTCTATTTTAAATGCACTTTCAGTACTCACAATATACAAGTCAAAAGTTTTTATTAGTTGTTCTCCTGAACTTGTATCATATTCTGTTAAAAGACTTTTTACTATTGTTTCATCTTTTTCTTCTGTAAGATAAACACCGAAAGAAAAATTTGCTGGGTTTGCTTTTGTTATTGTTGTCCCTTCAAACATTTTTGTCTGGTCGTGCAAAGTCTTTACTGTGTACGAATCTTCCGCAAATGTTTGGGAAATTGACACTTCGGGAGTGGTATTTATAGCATACCTACTCCCGCCGTGTACTATGAATACAGAGCTTTCTTTAAGAAAGTTGTATACAGCCATGATTAGACTGTGTGATTAGTAGCATAAGTACTATCACTATGAGAAGTTAATCCCTTATATTTAACAGTCATTTCATCGGCATTTGTTATATCTGAGCCATGAGCTGCAAATTCAACAGATACTGAAATCAAGTCTGCGACTTCAATAGCTGGAACTTGGAAATGCGCTCTTGGAAGGTCAAATTCTACGACTGGTGTGTCGGAAGAACCTCCTCCCATAAATAAACTCATATCAAAAGAGTTTCTAACTAAGTCAGTTGCAGTAGCCAAATCAGCTAGTAATTGGTTTGAACCATTACCTGAACCACTTGAACCTGTAGTATTTAAGTACATAGTTAAGCTTCCACTAATCTGTCTTGCACCTGAGAAAGAACCAATTGGTTTATCAATAACCCCTAAAGTTTCAGGAGTTACATAAGTGATGTTGTTTGCTATAGTTATTGAACCACCTGTGATTGCAATATCATAAGTTTTTGCATCTAGTCCACCACTTGCTGAACCACTTCCTTGTTCTAAAGTTGAAAGTGTTAGCGTTGATAATTTATTTCTTAAGTAGTCTGCATCATCAGGACCAGTAGTATCTACATAATTAAAAGCTTCTGCATTATTAATTGTAGAGTTAGCTGAATATGCTCCACCAGTATCTCCTGCGACTGAACTGTAAGCTGTATTAGGGTCTTCCATTGGAGTAGTAATTTGGTCAATAGTAGTTGAGTTACCAGACCATGCAATTGTTGCTATTCCATCTATAGAGAAGTCTATTTCTGCTTGGTTTACTTGACATTCATTTAGTCTGTAAGTTGTATTTTCCAAAGCAAAGAAAATTGAGAGTTTTAATAACTCGTGGTGTTCTGACCTTGCAAAACTAACATCTGCATCAGTTGAATCTACTGTTACTGCTGCAGCACTTGTTCCGCTTAGTGCACCACCTGTAATGTCTTTACCTGCAATAGCTGCCCATAGTATGTTTTCAACCATACCCATGTCGTTTTCTGAGCCATTACTATTTGCTCCATGTTTGAAAGGTCTTACATAAGTTGAGAAAGACCATTCTGCAGGAGGTAAAGAGTCATTAAACCTTTTCTGTCCTCTGTTTGGAGTTGCTCCAGCTTCGTTGATTACAACATCAGTTGCATCACTTCCTTGCGAGAAGCTGTAACCATCTAACACACCTACTCTGAAAGTGTTGGCATTTGTGCCGTTACCTTTAAATAAGCCAGTTCCTATTCTGCTACCATCTACTGTAGTTGTTCCTGCGATTGTTGCTACTGTTACAACAAGTCCAGTTCCTGAACCTGTAGAATCACTTGCATCACCTTGACTCAATGTTTCACTTGTTGCAAATCCGCTTCCTCTGAAGTTATTTGGTATGTTTACTCCTGTAACACCACCACCACTTACTGCAGAAACAATAACTTTCGCATTGATTCCACTTCCAGAAGTATCATTTGCTTGAAAAGATATAACATCGCCCACCGCATGACCAGAACCCGCAGTAGTAACAGTAACAGTCTTGATGCCGCCTGTAGCGCCTACACCGTTTACTGAACTGACATATACCTTGGTATTTCTTGATAGATTAAGTGCCATTTTTATCTCCTATCACATTGAAAGGGCTTAGCTAGATATTTATCTGCTTCGCCGTTTCTTAATATCGTACGGTTACCGACATTTCCCCAATTCCTAAAGGAGCAATCACTCCTTCATCAGTAGTAAGACTATCAATGGTTATTGAAGTAGTTTTACCATTAGGTACTATGCTAGTGTCGTACACTAAAGCATCGTTTTCATCGATAATCTTTTCGATATCTTCGAATAACGTTGCTAATTCTTCTTGAGCATCTTCTTCATCTCGAACGTATGCTCTAATACTTATTGTTAAGAATCTCCATTTGAAACCAGCAGTTTGATATTCTCTTGCTTCATCGCCTGCTACAATGCAAACTTTTGGATACTCTTCAATTTCATCTAAAAACTTTAATCGTCCTGTAACATTATTAAATACATTTGAGTTATATGGGTGTTGCCCATTTATTAACTTTACTTTATCTACTAAAGCGTCTACAATTTTTCTACGCTTAGTTCTATACTCAGTGGACATTATACCCTCCTAAGTGTAAATTTAGTTTCTAAAGTTTGAACCGCTAACTCTCTAATACTTTTTGTAATCAAAGGTTTAGGATTATATCCTGTAGGCCATCGCCTAGTTCCTGTATTTTCAAATGTTTCGTAAGGACTACGTTGATATGTATAATCACCAACTATTGAATTCTGTGCTTGTCGCATTGCTACTAATTTAACACTATCTGCAAATCTTCCTGTTTGATTTATTAGTGCTGGTCTTCCCATATTCTTTTTTACTTGGTCAGATAGTTTACGATTAATAATTAATTGTAGTTGTCCTACACCTATTGAGTCTTTTCCTTTTCTTTCTGTCGTTTTTGTTTTCTTAAATCCTTTTGCTTTTACTGCTGCTGCTTTTGCTACACCTCTTCTTGTTTTTGTCTTTTTTCGTTTTTTTAAGTTTTCTGTTCTTGTATTATTTTTAAACTTTTTAGCTCTTCCTTTTGTTACTTTTACTTTTGTTTTTCTTACTTTTTTAACTTTTTTAACAACATCATGAACAACATCATCAATAACTTGGTCTTTTATGGTACGACTTGCTTTTTGTGTTATTCCTTTCAAAAGTTCTTCATTTTTTGCTAAGTCTTTAAATATCCCACTAGCTTTCTCTTTAAAAACTTTACCATATTCTGTATCTAATATTTTATTTTTACCAAATTGTAATTTTAAAAGTCTCTCAACTCCATACCTACCTAATCCAGTTTTTTCTACTGACTCTTGCCAATCGATTTCGAATTCATCTAATATTAAGTTTAAAATTTTTGTAGTTTTTATAGGAGTTCTAAAAGTAGTTCCTCCAAGCACTTCTCCCTGTTTAGCTGCTCTTTCAAGACCTAATAGTGCTCTTGTAAGTTCTCTATTATGTTCAGTTTTTAATGCTCCACCAAAAACAACATTTGCTCTTGTTCCTCTACCTTGTCCATATACAGGTTTGCCTGGTGTACTTGCTTCTTTATCTTTTTCTCCTCTTCTAAACGCTCTAGTACCAGGAGATACTAAAGCCCTATCATTTTCTGCAAGGTGTCCAACTTTATCCTTAAACACTCTTAGAGCATCGTATAAAAGAGCCTTTCTAATATCCCCTAAAAGATTATCAGCTTCTTTAGCGTTGCTAATAAAAAAGGTTGCTTCTAAAGTCATTGAATCTATTTTTCTATAGAATATTCCGTCTGGTTGGCTAAACAAATCAGTGTTTCTACCAATAGTTGCTAAATCTTTTATTGGTACTACTCCAAAATAACCATTTTTTGTTGCGTCTGCTATTAACTGCTCTGTGACTTTAGACCAG